GGGGAAAAAACCGTCGATGCCATTCCGGGTTACTCAGGGCAACCAAATCTGGCGGAGCGTGTCCATTATTGGTGCGGCGCTCAACCTTTCCGCCGCCGCGAGTGCCCCGATAAACTGAGACACGCAGTCACAGACCCAGGAGGGGACATGCCAGCAGCAGCGCGCAGTGCGCAGGGGACGGTCAGGCCGACGGCCGCCCGCGCCCGTGGGAAGGACTCGACCGAGTGGAAGATGATCCCCCGGGAGGTCACCAAGGCCGTTCCGCCGTGGCCGGAGGGGTTCGAGGCCGAACCGCAGATGCTGACCAAATGGGATGAGATGTGGCACAAGCCGCAGGCCAACGTCTGGCACGAGATCGGCATGTTCGAGCAGGTGGCCGTCTACGTCCAGCTGCTCTTCAACGTCGCCTACAACGGCATGCCCCCGGCGCCGCTGATCGGGCAGCTGAACCGGATGAGCGACGCCCTGTTGCTCACCCCGGCCGCGCTGCGCGCGCAGCGCTACACCCTTGAGGAGTCCGAGGACGGCAACGGCATCCGGTCGACCCTCGCCCTGATCATCGAGGAACGCGAGCAGCGCGCCGGCAGGATCAAGCGGGCGCCGATCAAAGACGGGGACTGAGCGCGTGGCGGGCGAGAAGGTGGTGGACTTCCGCACCCTCTGGGTGGCGGTGGAGTGGGTCCGCAGGCACTGCGTGATCCCCGACGGCCACATGCGCGGGGACCCGTACGACCCCGTGGAGTGGCAGGAGTGGTTCCTGTTGAACCACTACCGGGTGAGGCGTGACGCGCCGCTCCCATCGGAGTCGCGCCCCGCGATCGGGGCGCCCGCCTTCTTCTACCGCCGCTCGCAGATCGTCACCCCGCAGAAAGCCTTGGCGCTCGACACGCCCGTCGCCACCCCGTCGGGGTGGTCGACGATGGGTGACCTGCGGGTCGGTGACCTGGTGTTCGCCAACGACGGCACGCCCACCGAGGTGGTGGGCAAGTCGCCGGTGTGGGACGTGCCCACGTACCGCGTGGTCTTCGACGACGGCGCGGAACTGGTCGCCTGCGGTGACCATGAGTGGCTGGTCGAGGCCCGGCCGAACAGTGGGGCGCGCCACGACGTGCGCATGACCACCTCCCAGCTGCGCGACGCGCGCCTGCGGGACCGCTGGGGGAGCCACGGCTACCGGGTGGCGAACCCGGCGCCGCTGGACCTGCCGGAGGTCGACCTGCCCGTGCACGCCTACGTGGCCGGGGTGGCGTCCACGATGGACCGCGAGCGGCGCGGGGGGTTCCGCCCCGAGGTGTCGCGCGCGCTCGCGGCCCTCGGGGCGGACCCGGCTGCGCTGGGCGGTGACCGCCTGGGCGCGGTGTTGCGCGGTTCGGCGGGGCAGCGCCTGGCGGCGCTGGTCGGGGTGATGGACTCGGCCGGGTACGTCGAGGCGGGCAAGCGCCGCTGCGAGGTGGTGCTGCTCACCGAGGACCGCGTTGACGACCTCACCGAGCTGCTCGCGTCGCTGGGCCTGCGGTACACGGTGGGCCGGGTGCGCGGCGGCAGGTTCCGCGTCCGGTTCGTGCCGCACCACGGGATGACGGTGACCACGGTCGGGTGGCTGCGCGACCGCCTCGGCCACGGGGTGCGCCGGTCCTACGTCGCGCACCGGCGGATCGTGTCGGTGGAGCCGTGCGAGCGGGTCCCCACGCAGTGCATCACCGTGGCCCACCCGTCGCACTCGTTCCTAGCGGGCCGGGAGATGATCGTAACCGGCAACTCGGGGAAGGGTCCGCTGAGCGCGGCGCAGATCGCCCTTGAGGGGGTCGGCCCGGCCCTGTTCGCGGGCTGGGCGACCGGCGGGGAGGTCTACGACTGCGCGGACCACGGCTGCCCGTGCGGCTGGGGCTACGAGTACGAGCCGGGGGAGGCGATGGGGTCCCCGTGGCCGACGCCGTTGATCCAGGTCACGGCGTACTCGGTCGAGCAGGCGGCCAACGTCTACGACGCGTTCAGGGCCATGGTGGAGTACGGCCCGCTCGGGGAGTTCCTTCCCAAACCGGCCGAGGACTTCGCGCGCCTGCCGAACGGCGGCCGGATCGACCGGGTGACCAGCTCCCAGCAGTCGAGGCTGGGCCAGCGCGTCACCTTCGTCATGCAGGACGAGGCCTTGGCACTGGACACCCCGATCAGGACCACGGCGGGGTGGTCGACGATGGGGGACCTCGCGGCGGGTGACGTCATCATCGGCAGCGACGGGCGTCCCACGACGGTGACCAGGGCGACCGGGGTGCAGCACGGCCGCGAGTGCTTCCGGGTGTCGTTCGGTGACGGCACGTCGATCGTCGCGAGCGACGGGCACCTGTGGGCGACGGGCCTGGGCGTGCGCACGACCGGCGAGCTGTTCCGGTGGGGCGGGGTCGTCGACATCCCCGCCCCCGGGGGCGGTTGGGAGACCGTCGCTTCGATCGAGCCCGTCCGGTCGGTTCCCGTGCGGTGTGTCGCGGTCGACGCCGACGATCACCTGTTCCTTGCGGGCGAGGGGATGCATGTCACCCATAACACGGGCATCTGGCTGAAGCAGAACAAGATGGACAAGGTCGCGACGACGCAGCGGCGGGGCGCGGCGGGCATGCAGGGCCGCGTGGTGGAGACCACGAACGCGTGGTCCCCGGCCGATCACTCGGTGGCGCAGAGCACCTATGAGGCGTCCCTCAAGGTGGGGGACATCTTCCGCTACCACCCCACGGCCCCGCAGCACCTGAGCTTCCGCGACAGGCGCGAGCGCATGCAGATCCTGCGCCACGTCTATGAGGGGTGTTGGTGGAACGACCTCGGGGCGATCAACGCCGAGGCCGAGGAGATCATGATCGAGGACCCGGCGCAGGCGGAACGCTTCTTCGGGAACAACCTGGTCGCGGGGCGCGGGTCGTGGATGGACCCGGACGTCTGGGCGGCGACCCTGAGGCCCAGGGACGTCCCGCCGGGCACGCCGGTCGCCGTCGGGTTCGACGGGTCGGACAGCGACGACTGGACGGCCCTGCGCTGCGTGACGATGGACGGCTACCACTTCACGCCGACGTACGGCCCGGACGACCGGCCGACCTACTGGGACCCGGCGGAGTGGGGCGGGTCGATCCCGCGCGGTGAGGTGGCGGCGGCCGTCGACGCGATTGCGAACCGGTACGTGATGCGCCGCCTCTACGCGGACCCGCGTGACTGGCGCACGGAGATCGGTGAGTGGTCGCTGAAGTACGGCGACAAGGTCGTGTTGGAGTGGGCGACGTACCGCATCGTGCAGATGCACACCGCGCTGAAGCAGACGTTCGAGGACTACAGGGCCGGACTGGCGACGCATGACGGGTGCGTGCAGGCGGGCGAGCACATGCTCCACGCGAAAAAGGCGGCCTGCCCGGGGGACCGTTACATTCTCGCGAAACCGACCCAGCACCAGAAGATTGACATCGCCATGGCCGACGTTCTCGCGCACGTGGCCGCGTACGATCTCAAAGTGTCGAAACAGTGGGAGCCGCAGCGGAAAGGGCTCACGCGGGCACGGGGCCGGGCACGGTGAGAAAAGGGGAGAACCCGATGGATGACGCGCAGGCCCGCTGGTGGACGGCCCGGCTGTATTCGCAGCTGATGCTGCGTAACCGGCGCACGGCGAAGTTCGAGCGGTACTACTCGGGCGAGTTCGACACGCCGTGGCTCCCGGCGGAGGCCCAGGACGATTTCAAGCGCATCGTGCACATGACCCGCTCGAACTACATGGGTCTCGTGGTTGAGGCGATGGTCGAGCGGATGAACCTGATCGGGTTCCGCCGCGAGGGCGCCGAGGACGACGACAAGGACCTGTGGGCGATCTGGAAGGGCAACCGGATCTCGACCCAGCACAACAAGGGCCTGCTGGAGGCGGCCATCCACGGCGCCTTCTATTACATGGTGGAGCCGCCGTCCCCGAGGCGCCCGGACATGCCGAGGATCTACGTCGAGTCGCCCACGCAGTGCATCGTCGAGCACGTCCCCGGGACGAACCGGCGCGAGGCGGCGGCGGGCCTGAAGGCCTGGGTCGACGAGTGGACGGGGATGATCTACGCGACGCTCTACACCCCTGACGTCGTGGTGAAGTGGGAGGCGAGGAACCCGGCGGCGACCGCGAGCGACGAGATCGCCGTGGAGATGCCCGGTGAGCAGAGGCTCGCGGAGCTGACGGGTATGTGGCGCCCGCGCTCCGACGAGGGTGAGGCGTGGGTCATCGCGAACCCGCTCGGGACCGTGCCGCTCATCGAGTCCCCCAACAACCCGAGGCTGCTCACGGGCGGGCGCAGCGAGATCGACGACCTGTGGCCGGTGCAGGACCGCGTGAACAAGACCATCGCCGACCGGATGATCACGCAGGACTTCGGGGCGTTCCCCCAGAAGTGGGCGTCGGGCTGGCCCGGGGAGGACGACAACGGGACCGCGACGGACCCGCTCATCATGGGCCGCAAGCGCGTCGTCACCACCGACGTGGTCGAGACGAGGTTCGGCCAGTGGGAGGCGGCGGCGCTCGACCCGTACAGCAACGCGAAACGGGAGGACGTCATCGACATCGCGTCGCGTTCGCGGACGCCACCGCACTACCTGATCTCCGGTCTGGCGAGTCAGAACTCCACGACGCTCAAGGCGGCGGAGTCCGGCCTGGTCTCCAAGGTGACCCAGCGGATGGCGGACCACACGGACCCGGCCGCCGACGCGCTGGCGCTGGCGTGCTCGACCATCGGGATCGACCTCGGCGACGACGTCGAGGTGCTGTGGCGCAACCCCGAGTACCGCACCCAGGCGGAGACGACGGACTCTCTGATCAAGATGAAGCAGGCGGCGGAAATGCCCACCGTCGTCGTGTGGGAGAAGTGGGGCGCGACGCCGCCGGAGATCGAGAGGTGGAAGCGCCTGCGCAAGGAGGAGCGCGAGTAGGCCATGGAGATGGCCACCCTCTACGACCCGGCCACCGCGCTCGCGGAGCAGCTGCGCGCCCAGCCGCAGGACGGCGACGGCTACATCTCGGGCGACGACGAGAAGAACGGGGACCCGCTTCCCGGCGGGGGCAAACCGGCCGATGACCCGCAGAAGGTCACCACGCCCAACGGCGTCACGGCGTGAGCGCGCCCACCCTGGCCGCCGCCCCACCGGTCGACTCCCTCGGGAGGGTCACTACCGGCGAGGCGGCGGCCCTCACGGCACTCGCCGCCGCGCACTCGTCCGAGCGTTCCGAGGTGTCCGGGGCGGCCCAGGACGCCGTTGCGGGGATCTGGCGGGCGCTGAACCGCAACGACATCAGCGGGGGCTGGGCGGCGCAGCGGGTCCGGGCGGCCACCTACCTCGAAGTGGCGCAGCGCCGGGCGGCGTCCGGGTCGGCGGCCTACGTGCAGCGCGCACTGGCGGTGCAGGGGATCGCGGTGGAGCGCCCGCAGCTCGACCCGGCCGCGTTCGGCGGGCTGACCTCGGACGGGCGCGGGCTGGACGGCCTCCTGATCGGCGGTGTGGTCGCCACGAAACGCGCCATCGCGTCGGGGCGCTCCCCGGATCAGGCGATGCTCGTCGGTGAGCGGTATCTGCGGATCGCGGTGCAGGGCGAGGTCGCGGACGCGCAGACGAACGCCGACCAGGTGGCCCTGGTGGCCGCGAGTGCGGGCGGCTCCACGGCGGGGCGGCTCCAGACGGTCGGGTGGGTGCGGATGCTGAATCCGCCGAGTTGTGGCCGGTGCGCGATGCTGGCGGGGCGGTTCTATCGGTGGAATTCGGGCTTTTCCAGGCATTTAGGCTGCGACTGCACCCACGCTCCCGCCCTTGAGGCGTTGGACGATGATTTGACGGTGGACCCGGACAAATACTTCGCGTCTTTGACGCCTGATCAGCAGAAAAAGTATTTCGGGAAGGCGAATGCCGAGGCAATCGACGCGGGGGCGAATATCGCGAAGGTTATGAACGCTTCCACTCGTCGGGGTGCCCTTTACACCGTCGGGGACCGCCGTTACACGATGGAGGGCACGACGAGGCGCGGCTATTACTCGAAAGTCTCGACTGCGGGCCGTGCGAAGGAAAGACGCCCCACGCCGTACCAAATCATGAGGGATGCGGCGGGATCGAAGGGTGAGGCGCTAAGGCTGCTTTATCGGTACGGATATGTTGTGTGACAGGTGAGGCGCCGACAGGGCGCCGAAGCGACCCGGCAAGGGGAGTCAGAATGGACGAGGGGCAGCCGCAAGAGGGCGCGGAACCGACCACGACCGAACCCGTCGATGACGAGTCGGCGAAGTGGAAGGCGCTCGCCCGCAAGCACGAGAACGCGAGCAAGAAGGCCTTCACCGAACTTGAGGGTCTTCGTGCGAAGGCCGCCGAACTGGACGCCGTGAGGGCTGCGGGCCAGACCAGTGAGGAACGGATCGCGGGTCTCGACGCGCAGCTGTCGGCACTGACGGCGGAGAACGGTGTGTTGAAGTCATCGGCGGCGCGCGCGGGGATCTGCGCGAGGGCCGGCCTGACGGCGGAGGACATCGACCTGATCCCGCTGGGCAGTGAGGAAGAGATGACCGAGGCTGCGGGGCGGCTCGCGAAGCGCCTGGCGGCATCGGCGAAGCCGGTGAGTCTCGATGGCGGGGCGAAGGGCGGGGCGATCAAGGCCCCGACGACGTTCGGTGAGGCCATCGCGGCGGCCCGGTCCCGTAGAAGGTAACGACATACCGTAGAAGGAGGCCACCCGTGCCATTCGACTCCCTGACCAGCAGGGATGACGCCAGCGCGCTCATCCCCGAAGAGGTCAGCAACACCATGCTCGGCAAGGCGACAGATCAGAGCGCCGTGCTGAGCCTGTTCCGTCGTATCCCGGTGAGCGCGAAGCAGGTCCGCTTCCCGGTTCTGTCCGCCCTGCCCATGGCGTACTTCGTGTCGGGCGACACCGGCCTGAAGCAGACCACCGAGGTTGGCTGGACCAACAAGTACATGGTCGTCGAGGAGATCGCGACCATTCTCCCGGTGCCCGATAACGTGCTCGACGACGTCGACCGCGACATCTGGACCGAGGCGATGCCCCTGCTGACCGAGGCGTTCGCCCGGGTGCTGGACGGCGCGGTGTTCTTCGGCACCAACGCCCCCTCCAGTTTCCCGACCAACGTCGTCAGTGCCGCCGCGAGTGCGGGCAACGTGGTCAACGCGGGTGCGAAGACCGCAGCCCAGGGTGGCTTCCTGGGCGATATCGACGCCCTCTACTCGACCCTTGAGGCCGACGACTTCGAGCTGGACGGGTTCTTGTCCGCCGTGGCCGCGAAGCCCCTGCTCCGCAGCGCGCGGGACACCACCGGCCAGAAGACCGACCAGGGCCGCGTGGCCGGCGACCTGCGCAGCGTTGACGGTTACCCGGTGCAGTACCCGATGAAGGGCCAGTGGCCCGCAGCGGGCGGCGTCGGCGTCGACGGTGTGGCGATGATCGGTGGCGCGTTCCGCGAGAACTTCGTGGTCGGTGTCCGCAAGGACGTCACTCTGAAGGTCCTCGACCAGGCCGTGATCACCGACAACAGCGGTGCGATCATTTTCAACCTGCCGCAGCAGGACATGACCGCGATCCGTCTGACCTTCCGTGCGGGCTGGCAGGTCAAGAACGGCATCAACTACCAGCAGCCGGTTGAGGCGAACCGCTACCCGGCCGCCTACATCAAGACCGTCGGCGCCTGATGACCCGGCCACCGCGCCCGCGAGGCCTGGGCGCGGTGGCCGCCTCAACGCATCCCACCTGGTAGAAGGGCAAGGAAAATGGCAGCAGGGGAACAGCACCCACTCACGGCGGTACTCACCGCCGACATCGCGGCGTCCGGCGCTGCGGTGACCACCTCAACCGTTGTGCGGGCCCCGTTCGCCGGGACCGTCACCGGTGTCTCGTACGTCCCGGTGGCCGCGATCACCGGTGCGGCCACCAACAGCCGGACCCTGTCGGCCGTCAACCACGGTCAGACCGGTTCGGGTTCGACGTCGGTCGCGTCCCTCGCGTTGCTTTCCGGCGTGAACGCGGCGGCTTTCGATGAGAAGGCGGTCACTCTCACCTCGACCGCTGCGGATAAGGTCGTGGCCGCAGGAGACGTGGTCGAACTGAAGTCTCTGAGCGTCGGTTCGGGCATCGCCGACCCGGGCGGGCAGTTCCTGGTCGTTTTCGCCCGCGCCTGATCGTTTCATAGGCAGACCCCCGCCATCCGGCGGGGGTCTTGTCTTTGCCCGCGATCTACCATTTCACCAGGGGGAACGTCTCGGGGAGTGAGGGGAAATGGCGGCAGGGGAGAGGGCGCCGAGGGCGGTGACGCTGTCGGCGACGATGCGCGCACTCGCGGCGGGTGAGACGGGCGACGCCGTGGTGCGCGTCCCGTTCGACGGGACGATCCAGAGGGTCACGTATATCCCGGTCGCGCAGGCGTACTCGTCGGGGGCGGGCGGGCAGGTGCGCACGTTCCGTGGGTATATCCGGGATTCCTCCGGGGCGAACCGGGCGAGTGCCGTCATCAGGTCGGTGGGTTCCCCCGAGCACGCCATCCCGGCGTTCAGGGGGTTCACGATGCCGTGGCACGCCGGGACGAACCAGCCGGTCGTGGCCGGTGAGGTGGTCAACCTGACGTCGTACCCGACGAGTACCGGGATCGCCGATCCGGGCGGCACCTGGTATGTCACGTTCGCGAGAGGGTGACGGGCGATGGCCGCAGGCGAGAAGGCGCCGAGGGTCGATCAGTTCAGATTCACGATCCCGGGTGGGACTTATCAGACCACTCTCCTTGCGCGCGCCGTGGTCCTGAAGCGCGATTACGTGTTCAGCGCGGCGTGGTTCGTGCCGCTGGCCGACTTCACGTCTGCGGGCGGGAGTTCGCGGAGCGCATGCGTTTACTGGTCGATGTATGCCGGTTCCGATCCGCAGACCCAATTCATCGCCTCGGCGCCGTACACGTCCGGCGCCACGGCGAAGGCCTTCGTTGCGAACCCGATCCCGGTGTCAGTGAGCGCCGGTGTCTTCGCGGTCAAGAAGAACTACCCGGCCGGTTCGATCCTGGTCGCGGGGATGCGCGATGTCGGGGGGGGTGCCGACTACCCGGGCGGCGGAGTGATCATCGTGGACATGGCGCGGGCGTAGAGTCTTGACCATGGCAATCGGAGAGAAGCACCCGCTCGTCGTCGTGGTCCCGGTCCAACCGGGCCCGTCGGCGACGGGCGCCACCACGTCCACCGCGATGCGCGTCACGTCCGTGCGGACATAGACACATGACGGTCTGGTCTAGTATGGTCAATCTCGTCAATTTGTGGGGGCGCGCCCCCCACGATGTAGCGAGAGGAAAACAGAATGACCAGGTTCTATATGACCACTGACGTTCACGGAGTGGTCGACGAGGCGGAGATGTCCGTTGGTTCGACCGTCGACTACCCGGATCTCCCGGACTACGTCCTTGACGACCAGATGCACGAGGGTTTCGTGCTCGCGGCGGAGCCGTTCCGGTGCGGCGGGCTCAATTGGCCGGTCCGTCTCTGGGAGGTCGAGGCCGACGAGTCCGACGTGAAGCGCGAGAGCGAGCAGGGTGACCGGCATTGCTTCTATTTCGCGGAGGCGTCGAGGCTTACCGTGATCTCTGAACAGCCGGCCGAGGACGTGTTCGGCCCGAACGGTGGGCACGTCGTCGAGTTCCTCGCCCGCGTCAGGCCGCTCACCGATGCCGACCTCGCGGCGATGGACGCCATGGGTGAGCCGGGGTTCACCGAATTCTCACCGAGGTGGTTCACCGAGGGGGTCGTATGGGCGGAGAAGCTTTATCGGGCGACCGCGAGGGCGCATCAGGAGATCTACGGGTTGCTCAACGACCCGCCTGAGTGGCGGCGCGGATCGAAGGCCCTGAACAACGCCGTGTCGGCGTTGATCGCCCGCGACCACATCCAACTGGGGGTGTACAAGTCGATGAAGCTCGCTTACTGCACCGTCACCGGGAACCTTCTCCACCCCGATGACGATCCGATCGGGCAGTAGTCCGCACCGGGCCCGGAGGCCCCCGCCACGACTGGTGGCGGGGGCTTTCCCGTGCCCCGTGGCAAGCGTAGAGTCTTGATCATGGCAATCGGAGAGAAGCACCCGCTCGTCGTCGTGGTCCCGGTCCAACTGGGCCCGTCGGCGACGGGCGCCACCACGTCCACCGCGATGCGCGTCCCGTTCGCCGGGACGGTCACCGCCGTCAACTACTCGCCGCTGGCGAACGTGACCGGGGCGAACGTCAACAGCCGCACGCTGCGGCTGACCAATCACCGGCAGGACGGGTCGGGGTCCACGGTCATCGCGGAGCTTCCCGTGCTGCTCGGGGTGAATCTGACCGCGTTCGACGAGAAGGTCGTGCCGTTGAGTGCGACCGCCGCCGATAGGGTTGTTTCCGCAGGCGACATCCTGGAACAGGTCAGCGTCCCGATCGGGGCCGGTCTGGCCGGCCCGGGCGGGACGATGTACATCACCATCGAAAGGTCGTGAGGTCATGGCGAGCACCATGTTCGGCGCGGTCCCGGCGGATATCGCCGTGCGGTGGAGGCCGCTCAACGCGGATGAGACGGCGATCTCCGTCGTGCTGTTGGAAGACGCAGATCTGAAGCTCGCGGTGAAGCGGCCGGGTCTGGCGGCACAGATCGCGGCGGGCGTGGTCGACGGGCGCCTGGCGGTGATGGTGCTCGCGGACGTGTGTATCCGCGTGCTCGCGAACCCGGACGCCTACAAATCAACCTCGGTGGGTGGGGACGGTTCGGTTTCAGCGTCGTATTTCGGGACGGAGGTTTTACGTCCGAGGATCAGCATTTCTGACGCCGATATGCATGAAATCGACTCCGCGACGAGTTCTGACCCCACGGGCTACTCCCCCGTGCGAAGTAGAGTCATTGCCAGCGGAGACTACTAGGAGGGGCACCCAATGGCGCTCGCGAGGCCGTCAGGCCGTCTGACCATCAGTAAGTTGGGCGCCCAGGCGCGTCCCCCGGTGCGCACCGTGCTCGACGCCGTGCGCTACGGAACACCGCAGCCGCTCGGGATCTTCGCGTCCCGCGCCCGCCGCCGGGTCGCCGAGTGGCAGGAGGCGAACGCCGAGAACTTCGAGCGCAGCCTTGAGGACCAGGCGCGGTTCCAGCACGGCCTGCCCATGTCGAACCGTCTGGGTGCGATCGGGCACCTGTGGCTGCGCTCGTTCGGCCGCGACGGCGCGGTGACCGATTACGGTCTCGTCTCGTGCCGGGTGGTCACCGACGCGGGTGTCCAATTCATGATCGACGCGTTCCAGGGGCTCGTCACGCTGGACTCGATGAAGTACCACGCACTGGGGACCGGCACCACGGCCGAGTCCGCCGCGCAGGCGGCGCTGGTCACCGAACTCACCACGCAGTACGCGACCAGCAACACCCGCCCGACCGGGACGCTCGGGGAGAAGTCGGGGGACGCGAAAACCTTCGAGACGTCCGCGACGGTGACGGTGTCCGCCTCGGTGGCCGTGACCGAGCACGGAATCTTCTCGACCGCGACCAGCGGGACCGGGGTCATGCTGGACCGGTCGGTGTTCGCCGCGATCAACCTCGCGAACACCGAGTCCATCCAAAGTACGTATAACCTCACTTTGCCATCTGGGGCGTAGTTTATATACTCCCACGCATGGCGAAGCTTGAGAGTGTCTACCAGTGCAAGAGCTGCGGAGGGCCGTTTTTCCCGTGGAAGAAGTCGCAGGAGTTCTGCTCAAAGAACTGCCGCAACGCCTTCATGCGAGAGAACGCGAAAATCACATGTATCGCCTCGGGCTGCGGGAAGATCGTCCTTAAGTCCGAGGCGATCATCAAGAAATTCTGCTCTGAAGAGTGCAAAGCGGCGTTCGCCGCTGCGGCGGCTCACTGGAAGGACCGCGATAGGACATGCGAGCGCTGCGGTGAGGCGTACTCCCCATGCCACAAGTATCAGAAGTTTTGTTCTCTAAAATGCTCCCCGGGGAACAAGAAAAGGCTTGAGGACAAAGTTTGCCAGAATCCCGAATGCGGGAAGACATTCTCCCCCGAGGCTGGATCTAAAAAGTACTGCTCGCGCGCCTGCTACCTTGAAATAACGAAAACAGGTACGCCACATCGCGGCCCGGGCGGATACATGCTTGTTTATATGCCAGAGCATCCATTTTCTTACACTAGCGGCCAGATCCCGCAGCACCGTGTCGTGATGGAGCAGAAAATTGGCAGGTATCTAGAAAGGCACGAGACGGTGCACCACATCAACGGTGACAAGTCGGATAACAGGATTGAGAACCTCCAGCTACATACGGGGAAACATGGAAAAGGCATCATCCATGAATGCTTCGACTGTGGGTCGAGAAACGTCGTGGCGGTAGAGTTGAGCTAGTTCCAGCGGAGGGGGTGGGCAGTGGCGATCGTCGGACGCACGGCGACCGTGACGGAGGTCAACAACACCGGCCTGTCGGGCACGATCACGGCGACGCTGCCCACCGGCCTGGTTTACGGCGACGTGCTGATCTGTGCCTACATCGGATCGGGGAGTATCGCCAACCACACGCCGCCCTCGGGGTGGACGGCGTTCGTGTCCCCGTTCGTCGTCCCCGACGCCGCCCTGATCGCCGCCTACTGGCGCGCGCACACCGAGGCGAGCCCGATCACGGTCGGCCCGTCGGTGACGTACAACAACAGCGCGCGGCACACGCTGATCGTGCAGGCCTACTCGGGGGTGAACACCACCACCCCGATCGACGTGACGGCGACCACGGCGGTGACCGCCCCCTACGGGACGTCGCTCGACGCGCCGTCGATCACCACGGTCACCGCGAACGCGTTGATCATCTCAGCCGACCTGGTCGACTCGGCGAACACGCTCACCACGAAGCCCACGTCCATGACGCTGGTCGCGGACGCCTCCGGCGGTGGCGTGGGGCGCGGTGGCGCGCTGGCCCAGGAGCTGAAGACGGCCGCCGGTGCGACGGGCGTTCGCACGTGGACGGCTGCCAGCTCGCTCGGCATGGGCACGTGGATGACCGCGCTGCGCCCGGCGAACATGCTCACCCTGACGGCCTCGGCCACCCCCACGGGCACCGTGCGCAAGAAGGCGGCGAAGCGCCTGGCCGGGTCGACCACCCCGGTCGGTGCGTGGAAGTACCTCAAGGTCGTCGAGAAGCTGTTCACGGCCACGGTGACCCCGGCCGGTGCGCTCGCGAAGCGGACGGTCAAGCGGTTCACCGCGAGTGCGGTCCCGGCGGGGTCGCTGCGCAAGTCGGTGGCCAAGGCGGTGTTCAAGGGGACGGTGACCCCGGTCGGGGCGATCCACCGCGCGTACGCCCGCCTGTTCAGTGGGTCGGCGACGCCGTCGGGTGCGTGGTCGTACATTGAGCTGGGGCGGGTGGCCGGGCGTCCGGGCGTGGCCATTATCAAGATCACGAAGGCTGCCGAGGTCTACCTGCGACGGAGGTTCAACTGATGGCTGTCCGCAGCTCCGGGCCGGTCTACGAGGGCCAGCGGGTGACGATCGAGTGCGAGTTCCGGGTGGGCGGGGTCCTCGTCGACCCGCTGGTCGTGCAGTGCATCATCGCGCCGCCGGACGGCGGGCAGACGACGCTGTCGTTTCCCAACGACAACCTGGTGAAAACCGATGTGGGCACGTATGAGGCGCATTGGACGCTGGACGCTCCGGGCACGTGGTGGTTCCGGTTCGCGGGCAACGGCGGCGTGGACGGGATCGGGGAGTCCTACGTGCAGGTGGAGCGCTCGAACGTCGGGGTCGGCTGATGGATGTCGCGCCGCTGGTGACGGCGGGTCGGCGGATGGCGGCCGGGACGTTCGTTGACGTCTCAACCGTTTCCGACAGGGCGATCGTGAGCGACGGGCACGGCGGGCAGACGGCCACGTACACGTCGCGCCCGGCGCCGGTGGCCGTGTCCCTGGTCGGGGTGAAGGACACCCCGCTAGCCGATGACATGGGTGTGCTCAAGGGGACGGCGACGGTGCTGGTGCTGTGTCCGTGGGGGACGGACCTGCCGGACGGGACGCGCCTGACGACCTCGGGGGTCACCTATGAGGTGGTGGGGCGCAGGTCGGCCGAGTCGAACCGGACCGTCGTGGAGCGCTACCTCGCGCGGGAGGTGTCCTGATGGGCGTCGTCGTGAAGGTGCGCAGGAACCGCATCCCGGCCGTGGTGAAGATGCTCCAGGACGTCGAGAAGACGATCATCGATGACGCCGGGGGGGACCTGACGGACCAACTGAAGGCGGGGGCCGCGTCGGCGTGGGGGTCCAGGAACGTCCCGGCGTCCACGACGACGCTCAACGGGCGCCCGCCGAACCACGCCACGATCGCGGTGGGGTTGAACCGTGGCCGGGGGTTCTACTCGCGGTTCCTCAACTGGGGGACGGCCAACAACAAGGCGAACCCGATGGTGGACAAGAAGGCCCACAACTTCGAGCCGAGGTTCGCCAACATCGCGCGCAAGCACCTCCGGAAGGCGTGTGACGCCAGATGATCGAGTCCTACGACCTGGTGGACAAGTGGTTGTACGACACGTTGAGCGCTGACGCGGCCCTGGGTGCGCTGGTTGGCACGCGGATCGGTTCGGAACTCTCCACGGCGCAGTGGGTGGGCCCTTACGTGACCTGGGAGGCGCGGAGCACCCGCACCATCCGGTCAATCAGTGGGGAAATCCTCGACACTGACAGTCTTTTCGCGGTGGTGGCCGTCACCCAGTCGGGTTCGTTCGCGAGTGCGGCCGTTATCGCGTCGCGGGTGCGGGCATTGATCGATGCCCGCAATGTGACCGTGTCGGGTGGCAGTTTGACGTGTTTCATGGAACGTGAGGACCGCGCGGCGGAATCCGTCGAGGGCGTGCCTTATCGGTACCTGGGCGGCGTTTATAGAATTCGGGCAGTGTCAATCTAGGAGGGGTCGGGATGGCCGAGAGAGCCACCATTGCTCAGGGGTGCCAGATCGGCCCCGAGGTCACGCCGGGGACGGCCGTCGCGGCGGGGAAGCGCCTGGGGAGCCTGGGTTTCACCCTGTCTCCGCACATCGAGACGAACGCGCAGCGTCCGATGGGGCAGAAATACGCCAACGCGCACATTCTCGGTAAGGAGTGGACCGCGATCAGCTATGAGGGCGCGCCGTGCTACACGGAGCTTCCTTACCTGCTGTCGTCGCTGGTGAACACCGCGACCGTCACGGAGTACATGGACGGGGCGACCCACACGGGTGCGTTCAAGTGGGTGTTCACGTCGAACCCGAACTCCGACGACACCCCGAAGACGTTCACGATCGAGCAGGGCTCCACCGCGCGGGCGGGGAAGGCGGCCGGGTGCCTGCTGACCGGGGCAGAGTTCGAGATCTCGCGTGACGAGATCACGGTGACCGGTGACGGGATCGGGGGTGTGTTCCAGGACGGGGTAACCCTGACGGCGACCCCGACCCGGCTGCCTCAGGTGCTCGTGCGGCCGACTGAGATGTCGTTCTACAAGGACACCTCCTGGGCGTCACTGGGCACCACGAAGCTGACCCGTGCGATCAGCGGCGGGTTCTCGCTGACGGACCGGTACGCGCCGCTGTGGGTGGTCGACTCGGCGAGGGCCAGCTACGCGGCCACGGTGGAGTCCGAGCCGACCCTTGAGGCGTCCCTGTTGCAGGTGATGGACGCCGAGGGGATGGACCCGCTGGTCAACGCCCGCGCCGGGGACACGGTGTACCTGCGGATGGAGGCCGTGGGCCCGAGGATCTACGACGGGACCACCACGGACTACTACCACAAGCTGACGATCGACCTCGCGTGCCAGGTGGCGGACGCGGACGACCCGAGCGATGAGGACGGTGTCTACGCGATGGCGTGGACGCTGGGCGGTGTCGTGGACCCGGTGACGGGTAACGCGTTCCGTATCGAGGTGACCACCACGACCGCAGCCTTGTAGGGGTTTCGCGGGAATCGTCGCGGGCCGTCCTTCGGGGCGGCCCGTTATGCTGTGTCTCATGAGACTCAGTGACGTTGTCCGTGAATCCAAGCCGCTCGCGATTGATTTCGGTGGCGGTGCAGTCCTCAACGTGGAGTACCGCGTTGCCGGGATGAGCCTTAACAGGATTTCGGCGATGATTGACGCCGCCGTGGACGCAACGAAGGCGTCAAAGGAGAAGCTGGACGATAACGCCTCGGACGTCGACAAGATCGAGGAAACGAAGAAGCGTTTGGATACCGTGCAGTCCACGCTGATCGGGCAGCTGCTTGAAACTCTGGTTTCGTGGGATTTGACGGAAAATGACGGTGAGACCGTCATTCCGCTCACTGCGGAGGCATTCCTTGATATTGACGTGGAAATCCTGAAAAAGGTTCAAACGTCTATCGCCGAGGACCAGAAGGCCTCCGGGGGAAAATGATTGTCCGGTACCTGCGCACGGGTGGCGCCCTAGGGCACATTCCGACGTGGTACCGGGTCACCAGGGCGGCCAAGTGGGCGGGGGTCGCCCCGTGGGACCTCGCGGGCCAACATGCGTTCTGGCTCAGCGCTATCGAGGAAACCATGATGGTTGAATCGAGGTTGGGCGAGCAGAGGGGGGCCGGGCGTGGCAACGGTGGCGGAACTCAGCGTTGAGCTGGACGCGAAGGACAAGGGGGCCGCCGAGGCGCTACGCAAGCTCGGCGCGCAGGTCGCCGAACTCGATGGCAAGGGCATCGACATCGACGTCGTGCCGATCGAGCAGGGCCCCACCGAGGAACTGACGGCGCTGCGCGAACTCGTGGACTCCATCGACCGGTCGAGCGCGGACGTCGACGTCGAGGCCCAGACGGCCGACGTGACGGTCGCGCTCGAAATGGTCAATGAGCAGATCGCCCTGCTTGAGGCGTCGACGGTCAACATCGAGACCGACGCCGACACGGCCGCCGCGACGGCGAAACTTGAGTATCTGCTGACCATCCTCGGCGACCTTGAGAACGACACGGTCCGCCTTGAGGCCGATGTTGACATCGGGTCGGCGCTGGCGAAGCTCGCGGAGCTCGACGCCGCGATCCACAAGGTCAAGTCGGACGTGAAGGACATCGACGACGGCGAGGTCGTCAACCTCTCCAGTGCGTTCAAGAATCTGTCCACCGTCGCGCAGCGGACCAGCACGAACATCTCCGGGCTCACCGCGCTGGTCGTCGGGATGGCCCCGGCGCTCGCCGCGATCGGCGCGGTGGGTGCTGCGGGGATGATCGCGGCCACCGGGGCGACGGCCGCCGCCGGTGTCGCCATGGGTGCGTTCGGCTTCGCCGCGATGAGCGCGCTCTCCCCGGTCGGGGAGGCGCTGACGAAGCTGGAGACCCTCCAGCAGGCCTACAACACGGCGATCACGGACAAGCAGAAGGAGACGGCGCTCGCGAAGATCGACGCGCTGATGAGGTCCCTTGAGCCCGGACAGCTCGCGGTGTTGCAGGGCGTCCTGAAGCTCAAGGACAACTGGGCGAGATTGAACGAGAACGTGAAGCCGGAGATCTACCGGATGGCCGCCGAGGCGATGGACGCCATCGGGTCGGCCCTGCCGAAGTTGGGGCCGCTGCTCATCAAGAGCACGGACGCGTTCCACAACCTCCAGCGTGCGAGCCTTGAGGCCCTCGGGTCGCCGGTGTGGCAGACGTTCTTCGACAACATCGAGTCGAACGCCGGTCCGGCCATGGAGTCCCTGGGCCGCTCGATGGGCAACCTGGTCACCGGCCTGGTCGGAATCGTCAACGCGTTCTTCCCGTTCGTCGGGGACTTCAACGGCGGCCTGGAGTCCATGACGAAGGCCTTCGCCGACTGGGGGACGTCCCTCGGCGACTCCCCGGGGTTCAAGGCGTTCATGCAGTACGTGCAGGACATGTGGCCGAAGGTGAAGGAGGCGTTCGCGAAGATCACTGAGGCCGTCGTCGCCCTGGTCATCGCCGCCGCCCCGCTCGCCGGTCCGGTGCTGGACAACCTGACGGCGTTCGCCACCGCCGTCGCCGTCCTCGGGGAGAAGGCCCCGGGCCTGCTGACGTTCTCGCTCGCACTCGCGGGCGTCGGTGCGGTGATCATGAACATCGTCGGGCCGCTGTTGAACCTGATCGGCCTGTTCAAGGCGATCGGACCGTTCATCGGCCCGCTCGGGCAGGTCTTCTCCGCACTGGGCACCGCGATCAGCGGGTTCGCGACCGGCCCGATCGGCATCGCCATAGCGGCCGTGGCCGCGATCGGGGCGGCGTTCACGCTCGCCTACAACAACATCACCCCGTTCCGGGACGCGGTCAACAACCTCGGGACGCTGCTCGCCGGTTTCGGGGCGACGATCGGCGCCGCGTTCTCCGCGATGGGGCAGGCCATCGCGACGTTCTTCGCGGATCAGATCACCAAGGTCACTGAGTGGGGCGCCCAGTACGGCGTCAGCTTCACCGGGGTCTGGGAGGGCATCAAGGCGGGCATCAGCGCGTTCCTCGCAGGGGCGGCGAGCCTGATCACCACGGGGCTCGCCATGATCACACAGAACTTCTCGACCGTGTGGACGGGCCTGGGTGACATCGTGCGCGGCGCGTGGGAGATGATCAAGGGAGTCGTCTCCGGCGGGCTTGATGTCATCCTCGGTCTGCTGGACGTCTTCATCTCGGTCTTCACCAACGACTGGGACGGTCTGATGGCCGGCCTCGGGCGCATCGCACAGGGCGCGTGGACGATCGTCACCAGTCTCACCCGGGGATCGATGCAGCTCATCCTGGGAATCCTTGAGGCGGCCGTCGGCCTGATCGTGGGCGTGTTCACCACGATCTGGGACGGTGTGAAGGCGGTCACCGCGAAGGGCTGGGAAACGATCAAGGCACTGATCCCCAGCGCGCTGAACGGGATCATCAAGGCCATCGAGGACTTCGGGTCGAAGATGTACCAGGCCGGGGCGAAGATCATCACCCAGCTCGGAGACGGAATCAAGGCCAAGGCACAGGCCGCCGTCGACGCCGTGCGGAACACCGTCGACCAGATGGCCGGGTACCTGCCCGGTTCGCCCGCCGAGGTGGGCCCGCTCAGCGGCCACGGCTACGTGAAGCTTCGCGGGCAACGGTTCGTCGACGACCTGGCGACCGGCCTTGCGGACTCGGGGAGGCTTGACTCGCAGGTGGCCGCACTCGCGGACATGCTCAGCGTGTCCCCGAAGTTCGACGGGATGGGCGCGGCCGGCCTGGCGAGGCTGTACGCCGGGCCCGGGCCCGCCTCGGCCGGTGTGGTGATCACCGTCGCGCAGGGCGCGGTGGCCGTCGACGCGCGGGGCTCCACCGACGCCGCAGCCGTGCGGTCCGCAGTGAACACCGCGAGCGCGACCCTCGCGGACCAACTCCGTAGCGCTCTGGAAGCGAGGTAGCACGTGGCAACGACCATCACCACCGTCACGCACCAGGACGGTCTGTCCGGGTCACCGGAGAAGCGGTTGGACGTCGCTCCGGACGGCACGTTGTGGGTCGCCGTGGTGGCCCCGTACAAGATCGTGTTCTTCTCGTCCAAGGACAACGGGTCGACCTACACCTATTCGGGTGTGTCCGACCTGTCGCTGGGGTCCGGGGAGGACACGGCCGTCCCGTCGTTCATGATCGACGCGGACGGGTTCGCGCACGTCTGTTGGGTGAAGTGGCAGGTCGATCCGCAGGTCGTCGTCTACGCACGGGGCGTCCCCGTGTCCGGGGGTGGATGGTCATGGACCAAGACGACGATCACCCCGGCCGGTGGCCGGCTGGACGTGGACAGCGATCTGGTGGTCTTCCGCAACGGCACTGGCTGGGTCGCCTGGGTGGCCTACACCTACGGTTCGGGGACCGTTGGCGCGAAAGTGGCGAGGCTCGATATCTCGGCGTCTGGTGCGGTCACTGTGGCGACGACGTCGCACGGCCCGACGTTGAACGCGGCGGCGTATCAGAGTAAGTCGATCTCATTCGCGCACACCGGGGACGGTAAGACGCCGTCGGCCGCGCCGCACCTGTTCCTCGCGGTGGCGCAGTCGGGGTCCTCCGACGTCCCGCGCTGGCACCGGGCGAGGTACCAGGCGGGGACGTGGGTGTGGGAGACACCCGTGGCGATCAACGGTTCGATGCAGTTGCACGCCACCGTGCTGTGCAGCGTCTACGACGGCGCGGTGGCGCTCGCGGCGTGGGTCGCGGAGGGCGCGCCGACGACGATCAGGACGGCCGAGTGGGACGGCGTCGCCTCCTCGGTGACGTCGCGGAACCCCCCGGCGGTGCCGGGCGGTATGGGTTCGGTCAACGCGGTGTCGTTGGCGGTGGACCCGTCCACGAGGGATGTGTACCTGGCGGCGTACGGCACGGGCGACTACGACATCTACTACGTGAAGTTCACCCGGGCGACGACGTCGTGGGGGAGTTGGTCCGTCGCGGCGTCGCGGACGATCGACGACCAGGACGGGCACGTTCAGCTGGTGCGGCACCCGCCGCGCGACTCGGTGGACATGGTGTTCACGGAGGGCACGGGCCCGTACACGATCAAGGGCCAGCAGCTGTTGGCGTTGACCCGCTCCCCGTCCGCGCCGGGTCTGCTGTCGCCGGCGAACGGCGCCCGCGTGGACCTCGCGCAGGGGGCCACGTTCAAATGGGCGTACTCGCCCGTGTCGCCCGGTGACACCCAGGCGGGTTTCGTGTTCCGCCGGGTGTACGGGTCGGGGCCAACCACGGAGTACTGGAACACGGCCACCCAGGCGTGGCAGTCCACCACGGTGGTCAACGCGACGGACCCGGCGGCGCCGCACCAGGTCAGTTTCCCGGCGGGGAAGTGGACGACGGGGACCACCTACACCTGGTCGGTGTCCACGCGGTCATCGACCGGCGCGGACTCCTCCTACCCGACGGGGCGCACCGTCGTCGCGGCGATCACCCCGACCGTGGCCGTCACGGCCCCGTCGGGCATCTATTACGGGGAGTCGACCCCGCTGGTCCAGTGGACGTACACGAGCGTGACGACGCAGCGCGACTACCGGGTGCGGATCGTGGCCACGTCGGGGGCGGTCATCGACCCGGACGACCCGGGGCCTGCGGCGTGGGACTCGGGGGTGGTCACGTCGGCGATCGCCCGCAGCGCCCGCGTGACGTTCAGCCTCAGTGACGGCGTCGCGTACCGCGCCTACGTGCAGTGCACGGACGTCAACGCCTCCGCGAGCCAGTGGATGGGCAACGACTTCACGCTGTCGCTGCAACCACCGTCGGGTCCACTGATCGAGGTGTTCGACACCGTCAGGTTCGAGACGGACGTGCCGCGCCTGAAGCTGACCATCCTCGCCCGCTCGAACTCCCTGTCGGGCGCTGCGGCGCGGGGGCAGGCCGACTGGTCGCCACGGGCGAACTGCTCCCTGTCGGCACAGCAGGACGACCAGGTGAACCAGCTCGTGGCCGGGCTCCACATGGCGTCAACGGGAGCGGGGACGATGTCCGTCGTCACCTCGGTGGGCTCCCCGCCCGTCGCCCCGCCGGGGCGGCCACAGCCCACGGGTCCGCTGTCGTTCCCCGTGCTCGGCGGCCGGGACTACACGGCGATCGCGTCCCTGAAGGCCGGTGACCCGACGAAGATCCGCGCGTGCCGCGTCAACATCGAGTGGTACGACGCCAACGACGGCACGGGGGCCCTGATCTCCACGACACAGGGCGCGCAGGTCAACACCGGGCCCATCGCCTACACCTCGGCCGTGTGCACGGGGGTCGCCCCCGAGGACGCCATGCTAGCGAGGATGGTCATCGAGGTGCTGGGGATAGCGGGTGCGGGGGAGGTGCACCACGCCTCCTACCTGTCGTTCCACCCCGGCCGGGACACGGCGTACCAGGCGGGCGGGTACTCGGACACGGAGACACTGCGCGTGGAGCGCTCCATCGACGGGGGCGCGTCATGGCAGGTGATCATCGACAGGGTGAAGCCCGACCTGTACCAGATCGCGGAGGCGGAGGACCGGACGTTCCCGCTCGGCGTCGAGACCCGCTACCGGGCGCAGACGAACGTGGACGTGGGGGACTCGTCGTCGCTGACGTCGGCGCACTCGCCGGAGTCGACGGTGATGGTCGAGTCGCCGACGTGGATCATCAGGGACCTGGTGCGTGACCTGTTCGAGTTCAACGCGTTGGTGACGGGGTTCAACATCGGGGACGACGACGGTTCCACGGTGTTCAACCTGCCGGGGCGGGAGTCGCCCGTGATCGACACGGAGGGCATCCGGGGCTCGTCGGGGACGGTGCAGGTGTACGCGCCGGGCAACGACGTGGACATGGTGATCGCCACGCTGCGGACGACGAACCCCCTGATCCTGCAATCACCGTCGGGGAGGAACTACACGGTGAGGGTGACGAAGCGGAGCTACACGCCCGCGACGGGCGTCGCCCGCTACGTCGACTGCGACGTCTACGAGGTGACCGCCTGATGTTCATCACGTCGGCCGCGTTCAACGCGGCACTCGCGGCGACCACGCGGACGTGGCGCAACAGGATCGAGGTGCTCTACGGCGGGGACGTGGTGACGTCCGTCAACGTGCTCGCCGACGGGTACGTGACCGTCGACGACGTGGCGGTGCGCCGCTCCGTGTCGATGTCCCTCGCGGACGTTGACGGGAACCTGACCCCGGCGGACGCGCGTGACCTGCTGGCCCCGAAGGGGACGGAGATTCGCGTCTACAAGGGCCTCCTGGTGGACGGCGCCTACGAGGAGGTGCCGCTGGGCGTCTTCGGCGTGGTCGACCCGCAGGTGTCCTCGCACTCGGGCGGGGCGCGGCTGAGACTGCTGGGCCGTGACCGGGTGGACGCGGTGCGGGTGCGCCAGTTCGCGGACCCGTGGACGGTGGTGGGCGGGACGCCGACGGCGGACGCCATCACGGCGATCATCACGTCGCGCCTCGACGTGCCGATCCGCGTGACGCGGACGGGGCACACGGCGCCCGAGACGGTGTTCGACTGGGCGAGCGACCCGTGGGACGCGGTGCGGACGCTCGCGGACGCCGACGACCTGTCGGCGTACTTCGACCCGCTGGGGACGGCGGTGGTCGAGCCCGGGCGCGAGGTGGACACGGGGATCACGTACGGCCACGACGGTCTGCTGGTGCGGGTGGACCCGCGCCAGTTGAGTGCGGCGAAGACGTACAGCGGTGTCGTGGTGAGGGCGGAGCACCCGGAGAAGGGCAGCTTCAAGTCGGTGCTCTGGGACACCGACCCGAACAGTCCGACGTACGCGGACGGCCCGTTCGGGCGCCGCCCCTACGGGTTCTACTCCCAGCTGATCTCCTCGCAGGCGCAGGCCGACGAGGCGGCGGCGACCCTGTTCGCCCGCGTGCGGCGCATGGAGCACACGCTGGCGGTGGAGACGATCGGCACCCCCGGCCACGACATCGGGGACGTGGTCCGCGTGATCGACCCGGAGAGCCGCACGAACGGGTACTTCAAGGTCACGGGCGTGCGGGTGCCGCTGCGCCTGGGCACGATCCAACTCAAACTCACGGAGGTCACCGGTGCCTGAGTTCCTACCCGTCGCCGACCCCGCGAACCCATCGGCGGGGATCGAGGCGTCCCCGGAGGTGTCCAAGGCCGTCGGCTCCCTCGCGGACGCCATCGCCGACGCGACGTCCGGGGAGCCGACGAACCTGCGGATCGGCACGGTGACATCGCTCGCGGACCCGGCCGCGACGGGCCGCGTGCGGGTCGACATCGCCGGCACGACGTGGTGTTCCCGGGCGAGCGACGTTTCCCTGTCGGTGGGGCGCCGCGTGATCGTGATGCAGCAGGGCGCCGTGATGATCGTGGTCGGGTCGATCGGCGGGGGTGAGGCGCACCCGGTCGGGGCGCTGTTGTCCTACGCCGGCGCGGCGGCCCCGGCCGGGTGGCTGCTCTGCGACGGCGCGGCCGTGTCCCGGTCGACGTACGCGGCCCTGTTCGCGGTCCTGGGGACGACGTACGGCGTCGGGGACGGCTCCACGACGTTCAACGTCCCCGACCTGCGCAACCGGGTGCCCGTGGGGTCCGGGTCCACGTACACGAGGGCGCAGACGGGCGGCGCGGCGACGGTCACGCTGTCCAGTTCGCAGATGCCCTCGCACTCGCACTCGTTCAGTGACTCGACGGACTCCGCCGGGTCGCACGGACACTCCGGGTCCGCAGACTCCGGGGGCTCGCACGCGCACAGCTACACGGCGGCGTTCTCCCGGTCCGACCTGGTCGCGGGGGCGATGACCAACGGGGCGACGGCCGGTGGGTCCACGACGGGTTCAGCCGGGGCGCACGCGCACAGCGTCACGATCAACTCCGGGGGGTCGCACACGCACACGTTGAGCGGCTCCACCGCTTCCACTGGTTCTGGGGGGAGCCATGAGAACATGCCGCCTTTTGTGGCGATGCCGACCATCATCAGGGCGTTATGAGATTCGACGGACGACTAGGCTATCTATGAGGGAGTGGGCGCTCAACGGGCTCCGAACGGCGCTTATCGCCTACCTCATCGTGCAGGGGGTGGCCGGTGTGCTCGTGGAACGCTCGATACCGATCGGTGTCCTGTTCATTGTCCCGGGAATCGCGTGCATGGTTCCCAGGTTCAACAGGATCGGTTTTCTCGTCGCCGCCCTCTCGCAAATCGTGTTCGTTATCGGTTTTCAACACGGGGCGCCGGTTTATTCAATTGTCGCCCAGGTCTACACGGCTATGTGTCTCGCCTGGTTCTACGCGATGCAAAAATACGTGGATTGACAATGAGGGCGGGAGGCCAGCGGTGTGGATCTAGAAGCGCTCATCTCGCAGGCATTCATCCCCCTGCTGGTCGGGGGCGGTGGCGTGGCCGTTATCAATGCGTTATTCGGCCGCAGGAAAACGATCGCCGAGGCGGAATCAATCGAGACCGAGACCGCCACGAAATTACTGAGAGGGGTCACTGAGGAAATTGGCAGATTGCAAGAGCGGATCAGGCAGCTCGAAGAGCGGGTCGAAAAAGCCGAGTCCCGCGCCGACCAGGCGCGGAAACGGGAAGAAGGGCTGACGGGACGGTTCGTTACACTGCGGAACGCCTACCGAACGACACTGTGTCGGGTCGAGTACCTGACAGAGATCGTTTCTTCTGCGGGGTTGGACGTCACGGCGTGGACCCCGCCGAAAGGCCTCGAATTGGAGGGAAGGTGACCATGGACTGGTCATTCATCGACAGTGCGGGCCCGCAGGACGTGGAACCCGTGGGGCAGGCCCCGCTCTACTCGGAGTACGAGGTGTCCGCGCCCCCGTCGGCGTTCCGCGACCGGGTGCAGGACCCCGAGCCGTCGCCGCGCCTGGCGGCCGTCGCCGGGGCGACCCGCAGCGCGTTCCTCAACGCCGCGAGGGCCGAGGTCGGCTACCGGGAGGGCCCGCGCAACGCCAACAAGTACGGCAAGTGGTACGGGATGGACGGACAGCCCTACTGTGCGATGGGGCTGTCCTGGGTGGCCGCGCAGGTCGGCGCGGCGGGCCAGATCGGCGGGAGGTGGGCCTACTGCCCGTACTGGGCGGCCTGGTGGCGCGAGCACGGCCAGTGGTCCACCACCCCGCAGCCCGGGGCGATCGTGTTCTTCGACTGGTCGGGGCAGCGCCGGGCGGGCCGGGAGGCCCACGTCGGAACCGTCGTCTCGGTCGGGGCGAACAGCATCACCACGGTGGAGTTCAACACCGTGCCCGGATCGGGCGACCAGTCGGACGGTGGCGGGGTGTACGTGCGCAGTCGCGCACCGTCGACCGTCGTCGGGTACGGCCTGCCGGTCTGGGCGCCCGAGCGGGCCACCACCACCCTGCCGGCCACCGGTCGCGTGCCGCTCGCCGTCGACGGGGCCTGGGGCCGCCTGACGACGCTGCGCCTCCAGGAGGTGCTGCGGGTGCCGCGCACGGGCTCGATGGACCCCGTCAGTGTCTCCGCCCTCGCGGTGTGGCTGCGACAGGCGCCCGCGAGGACCATGACGCCGCCCGTCCGCACCGCGTTGCAGTCGCGGGTCGGTGTGCCACGGGACGGCGTGATCGGCTCGGCCACAGTCAGGGCGCTACAGCGCTACCTCAACAGATTGTAAGGAGACAGTTATGGAGCGTTACTCGTTCTGGCGTGACGTCGCGGAACGCACCTGGCGCAACGTGTTGCAGGTGCTCGCCCCCGTCATCGCCGTCATGGCCGCCTCCGGCCAGCCGGTCGACCCGGCCCGGCTCGCCCTGTCGGCGGGCACCGTCGCCCTCTACACCGTCCTGAAGGCACTCGCGGGCGTCACCGCCGGTGCGGACACCCCGGTCGGGGCGCAGTTGCTCGACCGGGCCGGTTCGGCCGTCGCGGCGACGCTGCTCGCGTTCCTGCCGGAGGCGGCCATGACCGACGTCGCGAGCTGGGCCGCCGTCGACTGGGCGGCCGTGGGCTGGGCCGCGCTCGCCTCGGCGGTCCTCGCCGTCGTCACCTACGTCACCGACCCGCCGACCTTCGCGCGGGCCGGATGGGAGGAAGCATGATCAGGTCGGCTGGCGTCATCGCCGGGGCTGGCGCGCTCGCGCTCGTCGCGTTCTGCGCGGTCCCCTCGGGCGCCGCCCCACGGGCGGAGTCCCTGGGCACCAAACGGGCCCTGTGCACCAAGATCGGCACGGGTGAGCTGCGCGACCTGTGGCTGACCACCGACGGGAGGTGCCAGGCGGGCTACAACCCCACTGACGTCAGGGCGCTCGGCATCGGCGGCGGCGCGCAGGGACCGAAGGGCGACAAGGGCGACCCGGGCGACGGCGGTGCCGTGTGGGCCCGCAAGACCACCGTGCACCTGACCGCCGCGAGCCCCGCGAGCCAGACCGTCGTCATCACGGGCGTCCCGGCGAAGTCGGACCTCAACCTTGAGACGGCGGCCCCGCTGACCAACGCCGCGAGCGCCCCGGGGTCCTCCGTGGTGACCGTCACCGCGCTCGCGGTGAGCAAGGGCTCCACGGAGCGGAGCTACCGGGTCGAGGTGGCCGGTCTGACCGAGCCGTTCGACCTGGTGGTCCAGGTCTGGGGCGCGACGGCCTGAGCGGGCCCGTGAGGGGCTGAAACGATCCCACCCGTCCAGAGACACCGGACGGGTGGGATTAGCCGTCTCAGGCGGCACCTGCGGCCTCCAGGGCCATCCTCTCCGCCCTCGCCGCCGCCACGCGGGCTCTCAGCCCCCCACCGGACATGTCCACGGCCGACCGGTCCGCCTCGCGCAACTGGGCCCTGACGGCAGCGTGGTGGCGCAGTTCGAGGGCCCTCGCCCGCAGGGCGAGTGAGCGGGCGTTCGCCTCCACGGAGGCCGCGTACGCCCTCCTGGCGGCGCCGCAGGCGCGGCACGGGGCGTCCGAGTCGGTGCCGTCGTGCCCGGGGCACCGGTCGGTGGCGAGCACCGGCACCACCGGTGGCAGTTGACCTTCATCATCATTTCTCCGGGCGGGGGCGGTGACCACCGCCGGGGTCTCCTTCGCAAGATCACTCAACCCCCCCCTCTCCTTAAATTGGTTATCCTTCTTTAGGTGCGTCACCGGTGACGTTTCGGATGCGTCACCGGTGACGTTTCCGGGGGACTCGTCACCTGGGGAAACACCACCCGTGACGTTTCCGCCCCGACCAGCCGGAACACCACCCGTGACGTTTCCTGGAACACCGGCCGGTGTGTCGTGCAGCTCGGTGTCAATGACGTTGCTCATCCCCCGCTTCGTCCGGGAGACCCACCCGGCCCTGACGAGTTCCTTCAGCGCCCTGTCGACGCCGCTGCGCGACATGTGCACGTCGTCCGCGAGCCGCTCGATCGACGGGAACGCCACCTTGTCGGCGCCCGCGTACCGGTCGAGGCGCAGGTACACACGGACGGCGTTGGAGCTGAGCCGGGAGTCCGTCGCCAACAGGTCGGGCACCTGGGCGAAGTGGCGGCGGGGAATGTCGATGGTTTCTTCGGTCACGGGCGGGACCATACCCGACACCTGACGGAATGGTCCACACGTTCGTTGCCGTCGGACACCTGGCGGGGGACAATACGTCCCATGAAGCGAGCCATCACCGCCGCCGCCATCGCCGCCGCACTCGCGGCCTGCGCACCGCCCACCGCCCGCGCCGCCGTGGGGACCACCCTGATCAGCACTGGGCGCCCCGCGACCACCTCGGCGTCCCAACTGCGCACCACGCCCACGGGGCGCGTGCCCGCCTACTCGCGCACCGCGTTCGGGCCCGGCTGGGCCGACCCGGACGGGAACGGCTGCGACGCCCGCAACGACGTGCTCCGCCGCGACATGACCGGCGTCGCCCTGCGGCGCGGCTCCGCCTGCCTGGTCGAGTCGGGGACGCTCAACGACCGCTACACCGGGGCGCGGCTCGCGTTCAAGCGGGGCTACGGGACGTCCGGGGCGGTCCAGATCGACCACGTCGTCCCCGTCGCCGACGCCTGGCGCAGCGGCGCGTGGTCGTGGACGCCGGCCCGGCGGGCCGCCTTCTACAACGACCAGCGCAACCTGGTCGCCGTGGCCGGACCCGTCAACCAGGCCAAGGGCGCCAAGACAGCCGAGCGGTACCTGCCAGCGATCAACAAGTGCCGGTACGCGGCCACCGTCATAGAGGTCAAGGTCACCTACTCACTGACCGTCACGCCCGCAGAGCGGGCCGCGCTGACCGGGGCCTGCCGATGACCGGGCGGATCGTGATCCTCGTCCTGTGCTTCGCGGCCGTCGCGGCGGCCGTCCTGACCGTCCCGGGGCTCCAGCCCCCGATCGTCCTGCCCTGACGGGAGAAAGGCCCCCGACCGGCGGTCGGGGGCCACTCCTCGCCTACTTCCCGAAGTCCGGCGAGTGCACGTGGTCCACGTGCCCCCGGCCCTTGTTCTCCGGCCGGTGCAGCCTGGCGTGCTCGACCAGGGGGTCCCCACCGTCCCCGGGGGCGTGGCTGTGGAAGATGTAGAGGTGTGCGAGCAGCGTTGACCGCTCCGGGTAGTCCGTGGGGCACACGTACCCCCTCCCGCCGTCGCCCGGCTCGGCCACGCGGCGCCCCCCGAGGCGGGTCGCCAGGTAGTCGGCCGTGCGCACGGCGCGGGCCTTGGAGTAGAGCAGTTCCACCTCACGCTCGTTGGGGACGCTGACGGTGGTCTCCCTGGTCCCCTTGGACGCGGCGATCCGCGCGTTCGTCGTCGTCGCGGTCCGGGAGACGTCCAGGACGGTCCACGTGTTGCCGTTTCTGTCCTGAACGACGTCGCCCTGACCCACTTGCTTCCATGTGTCTTCCATGTGACCAGCGTATTTGCCCAGGCGGTCACCTGCAACGGCTTGTCCCAGCGAGGTTGCCCGTGATAACAATTGCGCATGACCACATTCACACATCGCGAGATAATCCCCGTCGCCGCCGCCGCCTCCCTCGGGGCCGACGGGTGCGCCGGGCTCGCGGTGCGGCACGCGCACGCGCTGATGGACGGCATCGACCTGCGGGTCGACTCCACCACCGAACGGGTCGTGCTCGGAACGGATGAGATCGACTGCACGCTGGGCGTCGCCCGCGAGTGCGGCATGAGCGTCGACGCCGTCGCCGTGCTGGTCAGGGGCCGTTTCTGACGGTCACCGGTGAGACAATGAGTCCCATGAAGAAGGATCACGTCAGATGGCTCGCGGAGCGCGAGCTGGCCGCCCGCGAGATGTACTCGGTGGAGGTCCGGCTCAGCGGGGCCCGCTCCCGGATGGTCGCGCTGAGCGCCGACGGGGAGGTCCTGCACGTCTCCCTCCCCGTCGCCCGGGTCAACCCGCCCAACGTCCTGAGCGCGGCGATCACGCAACTGCTGGACGGCCGGGACGGCCGGGCCGTCGTCTACCGCAGGCCGCCCGCGAAGTTCGAGGCCGCGTGCCCGGACGGGCACACGGTCCTGTCACGCAACGTCCGCAACGACATCGCGGGGCTGGTCTGCACGAGGTGCGGGAAGGGCCCGCTGACATGGAGGCGAAGGTGCTCGAATACATCACCATTCTCGGAGGAATCGGTTTACTGATCGGAGCGGCCGGGTGGGTCATGTCCCGGCCCGGCCCCACCGTCCGCCACACCCACGCCGTCGCCGTCCGCCACACGAAACCCGCAGGGCTGGAGATCGTCTACCAGTCCCGGTCCGTCGGGGCCTGCACGCGCTACAGGGCCCAGCACAAACGACTCGGGGAGGCGCTCGTCGTGATGACCCGCGCCGACGTGGACGCCGAGAACCTCGCGGCGGTCAACAACCCCGAGTTCTGGCGCGACGTCCGCAGACTCTCCGCCGGGACCCCGGCCGCCGTGGCCGGACTCGCCCGGGATGCGACAGTGCTCGCCGATAGACTGGCGACAACAGCGCAACGCATATCAAGCATGGTCCAGGACGAATCCCTGACGAAAATCGACGGGATTCCCCTCGGACCGGTCATGGAGCCACAGGATGGACGACAAGGCACTAGAAAACGTGCTCACCGGCCTCCCGGCCAGTAACGGCACAAAGAAGGCTCAGAGCCTCCTTGACGGCCCCGGATCGCGGGATTTCGCCCGCGACCGCCGGGGCCGTCCGTACGTCGTCACCCCGGAGGGGCGCACGACGACGTACACCCGCTGCACGACCTACATCGGGGTGCTGGACGACAAATCCAACCTTGAGATGTGGAAAATGCGGACCCTTCTCGCCTGGGCGCTCGGGACGCCCCGCGAGAAGCGCACGGACACGTGGACGTCCCTCTACCGCGAGGCCCGCGCGGGGATGACCGACAACCGCATCGCGAACGCCCTGATCCACCGCGCGCTCGGGGAGGGCGGCAGCAAAGACAGGGCCGCCGCCGGGACGGCCGTCCACACCCTCACCCAACGCAACGACGAGGGCACCGCCCTCGGGGAGGCGCTCGCGGCGTCGCCGCACCTGGCGGCGTACCGGGCCCTGACGGCCGGGTGGCGCCACCTGCTCATCGAGCACCCGACGGTCTGCGACGAGCTGGCGGTGGCCGGGACGCCCGACCGGATCAGCGACACCGGCGACCCGTGCAAAACGTGCGGGAACACCGTAAGGGTGGCCGACGTGAAAAGCGGGAGGGTCGACGGGTACACGGAACGCGAGCAGGCGATGCAGCTCGCGATCTACGCGCACTCGCTGGCCTACGACACCGCGACGGACACCCGCACACCGATCGACGTCTGCCGGCACGAGGGCGTCATCATCCACATGCCCATCGAGTCGGAGGACCCGCTGCGGGACTCCGGGCTGATCAGGATCGACATCGAACGCGGCTGGGAACTCGTCCAGACCGCCCGGGCCGTCCACGCGGCCCGACGAGTGAAGGGGCTGCTGTCGCCATGGGAACGATGAAACGGGCGAGGCTCAACACCGAGCACGCATGGACCGTCGACGAGTTCCGCGCGTTCGGGGACGCCGGGGCGGCCACGCGGGCGTGCATCGGTCAACTGCGCGAGGCCGCCTCGCTGGCCCTGACGCCGATCGGGGGCAGGATCGACCACAACGCCCCGCCGTCGTTCCTCGGCCCCACCGCCGTCGCCGCGACGGGCGACCTGGGTGGGAGCGACCTGGTCGCCTTCGCCGTACAGTGGACGGTGCTGGTCCCCGCCTCCTTCGACAGCGAGGCCGAGGCGGTCCGTGACGCATGGAAGTGGGTCAACTGATGGACTACAAGCCGCACGGCATCCCGTACACCGACGCGGACGGGAACCTCCGCATCCGCCGGAGGCACGGCGTCGAACGCGAGATGTGCCTCGCGACCGAACTGCGGACCATGACGTTCGAACAGTTCGAGGCACACAGGCAGGCCGCCCTTGCCGCAGCGGCCGCCGAGGTGGCGGCCACGGGGATCGATCAGCCGGTCCCGGACATCCCGATGTCGTCGCTGAGCGTCAGCTACTTCTGGGGAACCCTCGGCGACGTGAGCGCCTGGCTCATCGCCCCCGCCTACGAACTCGTCGAGGCGTGGCCGCCACCGGCGGACCCGGAGCCGGAGCCGGAGCCGGAGCCGGAGCCGGAGCCCGAGGGCTGACGGGAGGATAGGGAAGAAGAAGAAGACCCCACCGAAAAGGCCGGTGGGGTCTTCTTCGCCTATTCTGGCTGAATGCCTGGGAAATACCTCAACCACCGCCCGGACGGGCGCCCAACGCGGGACGCGGCCTATTTCGCGATGACGACCACGCTCGCGGCGATCGGGGACTGTAGGCGGCGCAGGATCGGCGCGCTCATCGTTTCGGGGGACGACCCGATCAGTTGGGGCGTGAACGGCACCACCCCTGGGCGCCCGGGCTGTATCGAGGGGAAATGCGAGCGGGGGACCAGCGACGTCGCCCCGTACTCCCCTTACACGAACTGCATCGCCATCCATGCGGAGGACAACGCCCTGCGCCGCGCGGAACGCCTCGGCCGGGACGTTCGCGGGGCGACGATGTACGTTTCCGCGAAACCGTGCGCGGATTGCTCCGCGCTCATCGAGAATGCCGGGATCGGCCGTGTCTTGTTTGACCCCTCATTGATTTCCTGAGACAATCGTGCTACAAGCTCCAAGGAGAACTGGAGATATCTGGAATGGGACTTTTAGACGAGCCGGTCGGCGGAACCCCGGCGATTTCGTGGATGACTGCGGATAAGGGGGATTCCGTAACCGGCGTCATCCTCCCCCAGTGGGTGGACGGGGAAGAGGTCTTCTTCTCCGAGAAGCAACAGACAGACATGGACACCGGGGAGAAGAAGGCCTTCCTCGACGGGAAGCCCATGATGCAGTTCCACTTCCACTTCGTCGGAGCGGTCCCGGACAAGCCCTTCTCGGACTGCTCGAAGTCCGTCCGCGCCCGCGCGGCCGAGGAGGAGATCACCGACGACGGGGTCCGGCAGGTGATCATCAAGGGGTATTCGGAGAAGGGCCTGCGCAAGGCCATCTTCGATTTCAAGCGCAAGGCGGGCCGCTTCCCGGCGGCGGGTGACCGCATCAAGGTCATCCTCACGGACGACGCCTACGGCAAGTCCGGCAAGGGCAAGCTCTACACCACCGCCTTCGCCCCGGCCACCGAGGACACCACCCGGGTCGCCGACGAGTACCGCAGGGCCAACCGTCCCGCCCCGCCGGCACCCAAGGTGGCCGAGGGCCTCCTCGGCGACGACTTCGACGACGACCCGGACTTCTGACCCGGACAGCGCCCCCGCCCGATGGGCGGGGGCTTTTCCCTCGGAGGGGACATGCGCATCAGCGCGAAGGACATCGAGGCCGCAGAGCGCAAGCTCGTCCGCCTCAGGGCCCGCGAGGCCACCGCCCTTGAGGCCGCCCGGAAGGCGCGCGAGCGCATCGAGGCCATCGACGCCGAGGCGGAGGCCCGCAAGGCCGGACGCTACAAGGTGGTCGACAGGCACAAGAACGCGGTGACCGCCCGGGAGCAGGCCGAGAAAACGCTCGCCTGGTTGCAGACCAAACCGTGAAACCGTGCGCCTGCGGCTCCCCGAAGAGGAGGGGCAGCCCCCGATACTGCACGGAGTGCTGGCTGGCGACGCGCCCGGCGGCCGAGCGGACCGGGGCAGCGCGGGCGCGCCTGGCGATGGTCCCCGAGCGGCTGCGCCGGGCCCGCGTGCCACCGGGGGAGTGGCCGCCCGGGCGCCGCTGGTGCGCGGGCTGCCAGTCGTTCCCCCTGCTCGAACACTGCTCCGGGTCGCGGTGCAGGGCCTGCGCGGAGGACGCCAGGCACGCGGGCCACGTCGAGCGGACCTACGGCATCACCGAGGAGCAGTTCCAGGCCCTCTGGGACGCACAGGGGCGGAGGTGCTACATCTGCCGCCGCGAGGTCCGCAGCAAGCGCCCGGCGGTCGACCACGACCACGCCACGGGGAGGGTGCGCGGGCTGCTGTGCCCCGACAGTGAGCGCGGGTGCAACCACGCCGTGCTCGGCAACATCCGTGGCCGCACGCTCGACGAACAGGTCGCGTTCCTCCGCAGGATCGAGGAGTACCTCCGCAACCCCCCAGCGCAGATCCTCCTTGACGATATGGGCACCTCCTGAGATCCTGTGTCCCATGGATATCAAAGAAGCGGTAGAAAGCGTCTACGCGGACCTCGGTGTCGACGGGTGGGTGTTCTCGTGCCCCCCCGGCCTGCGCGAGGACACCGCCGCCGCCCTCGGGGCCGAGAACTTCGCGGCCCACGTGCGCGGAATATATCTGAACGAGGCGACCGGAAGCCGGCTGGACGCCTGGGCGTCCACGTGCGCCGCGCGCGTCCCCGTCGGTTTCCGGTACCCGGGCAGGATGGACCAGGCGTCCGTGAGTGCGGCTCTCAAGATCCGCACGCACGTCTTCGCACCACTCATCGTTCGGCTTGGGCAGATGGGGATGCTGGACAACACGGTCCCCCCCATCATCGCCGACACGGCGAAAACGCCCGTGCTCATCCGCACGGCAACATCCGCCACGGTCCGCGCGATGATCGCGGACTGGGACAGATACTCATCAACCATCGCCAGCGCGGCGTGCTCCGCCATCGTCGGCGAGTGCATCGCCCAGAACTGCGACGCCGACCGGACCGGCGTCCGGGCGAATCTGGCGATCGCCGTCGGCAGGGTCACGGAGAACGCCATCGTCTCCGCGCTCGTCCCCGGACTTGAGTCAATGCACGACGAGGGGAGTTACGTCCCGGCGTCGAACGAGGAGTTCGGGGTGTGGTGGCGGTGAGCGCCATCGACGCCTTCAGGGCGTGGGCGGACTGCACGGGGGTGGGGGACGCCGAGGCCCGCACCGCCGCCCGCAAGGACCGCCTCAAGCGGCTCGCGGGCATCGGGGCCGGGGCCTGCCTCGGGTCCTACGTCGTCGGGACGTCGCTCGGCCCCGGCGGCGTCGTCGCGGAGGCCGCGCTCGCCGGGGCCGCGTACCTGGTCGCCGACCGGTACGTGTACGCGGCCCGGCCGGAACGGCCGGGCACCCCCACCCCCCGGGCCGAGGGGCCCCATGCGGACGCCCCGTCCGCCGCCGACCCGATCGGTGAGGCGGTCACCGCCGCGACGGGGCTCCCCGTGGAATCCGTGGTCAGCGAGACCGAGGGGTCCGGCGTCGCCCGCCACCTGGTGCGCCTGGCGGCCCCGCACGTCGCGGAGGCCGCCGTGCGCGACGTCGCGCGCCTCGCGGGGCACCTCGACGTGTCCCGGTGGCAGCTGCGCCTCACGGCGGACCCGCACCGGCGCAGCGCCCGGGAACTGCTGGTCACCACGTACCCGCGCGCCGTCTGGGACCGCCCGTCCACCGCCGTGCCGCTGGACGGCGAGACGTCCGTGTGGGACGGCGTCCCGTTCGGGCAGGACATCGACGGGCGCGGGATCACCCTCAACATCCTCGGACGTTCTATGATCATCGGGGGCAGCCCGGACATGGGCAAGACCGTCACCGCGATGACCATCCTGTCAACGCTCGTCCGCGACCCCCGCGTCCGGGTGTGGGTGGCCGACCCGAAGGGCGTCGACACCCCCGCCGTGATCCCCGTGGCCTACAAGTACGCGGGCGCTTCGCAGGTGGACTGCCTCGACATGCTCACCGAGCTTGAGAGGACCGGTCAGCGCAAGCTGGACGCGCTGCGCTCCATCGGGGCGGAGAAGCTCACCCGCGACATCGGCGAACGCTTCAGCGCGATGGACCCCGCGCACGTCCTCGCCTCCGTGGACGTCGCCTATCTGGATGAGATCAGCGTCTACACGGACGGCGACGACCGCGCGCTGTCCAAGCAGATCATCCGGAGGCTGACCGCGATCGCGAAGCTCTACCGCGCGGCGGGGATCGTGCTCGTCCTCGCCACCCAGTCCCCGCGCGTCGCCGTGATCCCCGGCGATCTCCGCGACCAGTGCAAGATCCGCATCGCCCACGGGTGCGCGGAGGTCGACCAGTCCAACACGATCCTCGGCAAGGGGGCCGCCGGGCTCGGGTGGAACGCGAAGAACTTGGAGGAAGTGCAGGGTGTCGCCATAGCCAAGATCATGAACGGATACGTCGAGCTGCGGCCACACCACACGAGGCCCGAGGACCTCGCGGCGGCCGTCGAGGTCGGCATCACGCTGCGGTCGGACCTCGGCACCATGCCGGAACGGCACGACGTGGCCGCCGCCGAGGGGTGCCCGCCGATCCTGCTCGCCGTCCGGGAGGTCTTCGCCGACGACGACCGCATGTCGTCCGTCGATCTCGTGGAGGCGCTCCGCTCGCGCGGCACCGAATGGGTCGGCCTTTCCTTCGTGACCCTCGCCGCCCGCCTCGCCGGGTTCGGCGTCACGCCCCGGGCGCTGGGGCCCTACCGTGGCCGCCCCAACGTGCGCGGATACCGCCGCGACGCCGTCGACGCGGCCATAGCGAGGATGTCCGGGTAGGAGGGCGCGGAAAAGGCCCCCCACGCGATGCGTGGGGGGCCCCTCGATGTCCTCACTGTCCCACGGTGAAGGCGTCCACGACCCCTGAAAGGGCCCTCGTGAACGCTCCCACGTCGAATTCGCGGGCCTTGAGGACGTCGGCGGCACCCCGGATGGCCAACATCGCCTCCCGGCGCGCGGCCCTCGCGTCGAGGCCCTCGGTGACCACCGCGACGTCGGTGATCCGCGTGAGGTCGATCATCGTGCGCCGCCCACCGGGCACGTCCTCGATGACCACCGCGCCGTCGACGATCTCCGCGACGACACCGGTGGTCACCACCCGACGGTGCTTCCAGTTGACCCACTCCGCGACGACGGCGTTCCCGTCGCGGAGCTGCCACGGTGCCTCAGACGACACGGGCGGTCCTCAACGCCGTCGTCAGCGCGACGGCGACCACCACGTCGAGCGTGATCGTCTTACGATCCGGGTTGCGCGCCAGCTGCTCGCCGACGGTCCCATCAAGCTCGGCGACGATCGCGCGGAGCTCGTCGTTCTCCGTCTGGAGTTCGGCGCTCCTCACCCGCTCAAGGGCCAGATCGCGCTGGCAGATGCCCAGCGTCTGCTTCACGCTCAGCATGTCGGCCTTCAGCGCGGCGTAGTCGACTGCCATCTTCTCGTAGTTCGCCAACGTGTTGGCGGAGATGTAGGGCACCTCACTCACCCTCGATGCGCAGTGCGAGGGTGTACCGCTGGCCCCCGAGACGGACCTCGGACTCATACGCCCCCCGGGAGATAGCGCACTCGCTGATCTCACCGGCCCGGGCCGGGTCGATGCCCAGCACGACGGCACCGGCGTACTCCTCGGCCGCCTCGGGGCGGTAGTAGCCCCGAGACAGGTAATACCTCATCTTTCGGTACGACAGCGCGCCCTGAAGGGCCGTCGCGATGGCGTAGAGGTTCATTCCATCCCAACCTTCCGGTCAACGATCGCACGGAGTTCCCGCGCGATCCCCCTGCCAGCCTCGGTGAGGCGGGCCCTGTACTCGTCAACGACCACCGTGCGGGTGCGCAGGGTGGTGTGGCTCTTGGTCGGGGCGGCCGTGGCCAGCCCCAACGAGGCGATGCGTTCGTGCATCACCTCCCACTCGAACCGCGCCATCAGGCGTGGACTCCCCAGGAGCCACAGGACGCGCGAGACGTCCTGTGGCGACAGGGAGACCCCGCCGATCGTCGCGGGTTCAATCGTTTTCATGGGACACATTATCCCGATAATGTGACCCGTTCGTCAACTATAGCCCATGCGACCACCGGGTAAGCCAAGCGACGATCCGGGCCGCCTCACCGGGGTCGTCCACCGGCACGTGGGCCAGGCAGTAGGCGCCCTTCACCGCCGCGCTCGCGGCCAGCGGGCGGTAGGCGTGGGTGGCCGTCCGGCGGCACACGACGCACGGGACGCGCCCGCGCTTACGCCCCACCCACTCAAGCGCGAGCAGCGTCGCGTCGCCGTGGTCGAGGTGCAGTGCGCACGCGGCGCACTGGCCGATGGGCATCTCGCGCCCGCACTGCGGGCAGTGGCTCCACATCATGCGCGGAGGTTACCAGGTGGTCACATACAGGGGCCATATGTACCCTGACCTCATGAGACACGGCGTCGCATGGCGACTCAAGGCCTACAGGGACACGGAGCTACGCGGCTACCTCATGTCCCTGCACTCGCTGCGCTCCGACGTGTTCCTGCGCAACGGCGACACGTTCGTGTGGCGTCTGCGCCCGGGGCTCGCGGCGGCCGTCGAGGCCTGGTGGGCCCTCTCGAAGGCCGGGGACGTCCTCATCCCCTCCGGTGACCCCGGCCACCTGCTCGCCCAGCGCAGCGACCGCGCCGCCCGTGTGTGGCCGGGACTGCGGGGGTGGGAGCTGCGCCGCGAGGTGGCGACCAACTGGCGCTCACCGCTCTATGAGGGCCTGGAGGGCGGGCGCCGGGAGTGCGTGGCGCTCTTCGAGGACGGAAGGTATGTCGGACTTGACCGAATGGTAACGAGGGGAGATGATTGACGTGTTCGGCAGGTGGAGAAGGCGGGTCCGCGAGGACGCCGCAGGACTTCTTGAGATCAGGGACGCGGCACTGATGGCGGCCCTGACGGAGCTGAACGCGGGTGCGGGCGACGATGCCGCGCTCGATGCCTACAACTCAACAGTGCATCTGATAAGGGCCGAATACCTGAGAGGGATTTCGGTGGTCAATGAGAGGTATTGACAATGTTTACTGACAAGGTGGTCATCGGAGGATTCGCTGACATCAGGGGCGTCGCGGAACCGTTGACGCTGGTGATGGACGGGAACCACGTCACAGGCGGCATCGCGGCCTGCGTCCTGATCTTCGCCCTCGGGGTCTTCGTTGACTGGATCTCAGGGACGAATCCGACCGGCGACCGGGTGGCCGGGGTGATCTACTACTCGGCCGGAGTGTCCCTCATTGCCTTCCTGGGGATGTCCAAGCCCATCCAGGACGCCGTGCGCGGGCTGGACGTCAAGGGCCAGGCGGTCGACGGGATGCTCCTGGCGTCCCTCTGCGCCATGGCGGCGCACGTCTACCTTGTATCGGTGGTGTTCACGGGCCTGAAGCCATTGCAGGGGCTCCAGGGGCACAACGCCAGGTGGTTCGGCGTTGGGGTCAGGAAGCCGACGGACAAACTGAACAAGCGGATCATGTGGACGTTCCCGCTTATCGCGGCGACGCTCCCCATGGGCGCCGGGTTTTTCGGCTTCGTCCTGGGGTTCATCGCCCGGGCGAGCACCTGGGCGACACTTGAGGGGGCGAGCTTCCTACTCATGCTCGCCGGAGCGCAGTGAAAGGAGTGGAAAACATGGCAGGGATCGATAACCGTTCGGACGCCGACCGTGATGCGGCGGTGGCCGCGTACGGCGCGGAGTGCTCGGGGGATGAACCTGAGTATGGGAACGTGGATGACTCGATGGGAGCGTTCTTCGGGGCCAATGTCTGGTTCTGAGAACGTGGGGAGGCCCCGGCCACACGGCCGGGGCTTTTTCTTGCCCAAACCGTCACAACGTGCCATCATGGTCACATGTGGATCAATCTGACCGGTGCCGTCGTGGCCCTCCCGTCCGGGGAGGGGCTTGAGCCCGAGGACCGCACGGCCGTCGTCGTCGACGGCGTGTCGCAGGCGACCGTAACGCTCTCGGGGGAGCGCGTCCACCGCGCCTACCCCGTCGCGAGGCTCCCCGAGGAGAGCCCGGGTGACCGGCTGATCGTGTCCCGCGAGATCGCGCTCACCGGCTTCGGCCGGGGCGACCTCTACTGCATCCAAGATGATGGAAGACTCGTCCACTTCTTCCACTGAGAGGAAACGAAAATGATCTCCGATTGGAACGTCACCAATTTCGCCAACGACGGCGGCCCCTGGGCCGTCACGCGGGTGCGGGAGCCGCGCCCGTCGCTCCACCGGGTAGACCGGAGGCGGCCACGGACATCGCTCGTGTGGACCGTCCGGGATGGGCAGAGCCTCTGGCTCGTCTCGGAGAGGACCGGCGTGCCGGTCACCCGGCTCGCGCGGGACAACGGGATAAAGAACACGTCCATGATCCACGTCGGGCAGCGATTGGTGGTGAACCTGAATGGCTGAGCAAGTCGAGGAGTGCGGCGAGTGCCGCGACTGGCTGGAGGATTGACAGCCCCCCCGCCGTGGCGGGCGGCACGATTCCGATGGTTGAAGCATTCGAGACGAACGATTCAGGAACGGATGGAAAATGAGCGACATCGATACGGTAATCGACATGCTGCGCAGGGTCGCAACCATGGACGGCGCCGCGCGGTCGCGCGGCTCGATGACGCCCCGGTCCGGCTCGACCGCCGCAGAGGCGGCACGGGTCGACGCGAAGCGGCTCTGCGGGCGCACCGACGTGGAGTTGAGGGCCATCCGCGCCCAGGCGACCGAGTTCGCCACCGAGGGGCTCCAGTGGCCCGACTGGATCGACGTCGGCCCGGCGGTGACGGTCGTCGTCGAGTACACGATGCGGGCGTGGCTCGCCGACGTGTGCGGCGACCTGCTGCGCCCCGCACAGCGGGAAGCGCTGCGGGCACCGTATGAGCGGTTCGCGACCCGCGAGCCGTACTTCGCCGAGGCCGCCGAGGAGCGGGTTGAGACCCCGGCCGAGACCACGGGCGCCGGATGGTCGACGCTCGGGTCGTACGAGGGGTCCGGGGACTACTACGACGGCGATTCGGGTGGCGGTGATTGCGGTTGCCCAAACTGCCGGGACAGACGATGGTTCAGGTTGCGCGGTCTCTATGACCGCGACGCCTGAGTTCGGACCGGCCCTTCGTTGACCGCGCGCCCCCCGCCACGGCGGGGGGCTTTCCCATGGCCAAGGGCTTGCCCATTCCGTCAGGTCATGGGATGCTGCGTCCCATGAACGAGACAATCAAGAAGGTTTCACTCCTCGGCGTAACTGCCCCCATGCTGGTGTCCACCTGGTCGGGGTGGGTCGGCCTGGGGACGATGTGCGGGTTCGGCATCATTCAGCCGTTCCCCGGGATCTCCGGGTTCGAGCTGGACACCCGGATCACCCTCCCCATGGGGAGTGAGTTCTACATGATAATTGGAATGAGCTACGCGATCAGCCGAGGGACCACCAGGACGGCGCGCAAATTCGCGGCCTGGTCGACGGGTTTCGCGCTCGTGCAGTCCCTGGCGGCCCAGGTCGCCTACCACTACATGCACTCGCAGGGCGTGGTGGACGCCCCATGGGGCGTCATCGTGGCCGTCTCGGCCTCACTGGTGTTCACCCTCGCGTCGGCGATGATGCTCTACCACCTGAGCGGCGAGCCGGAGATCACCGTCGAGGCGACATCAGCCGTCGTCGAGGTGCCCGAGACGCCACAGGAGGAGCCCGCCCCGATCAAGGCGGCCGAGGAGCAGCCCGCGCCCGTCGAGGCCGTCACGGAGCCACAGGCGATCGAGGCTCCCGTTGCGGAGCTTGACGACGGGGAGCGCGTGGCCGTCCTTGACCGCTGGATCGCCGGGGACCTCCCGGCGGGCGACGCCGTCGCGCTCCTCGGGGTCTCCCGGGCGAGGGCGTATCAGCTCAAGAGCGCGCGAGCCGGGAGGGTGGCCTGACCCTCCCGCCGGACGCCGCCCCCCGCCGACCGGCTGGGGGCTTCTTGCTGTCCACCCCTAGACAGGAGGGTGTCTAGGCCTAGACAGGAGGGTGTCTAGGCCTAGACAGGAGGGTCCACCCAGGTGTCTAGGCCTAGACAGGAGGGTCCACCCAGGTGTCTAGGCCTAGACAGGAGAGCGTCTAGGCCTAGACAGGGAGAGTCCACCCAGGTGTCTAGGCCTAGACAGGG